GCAATACCCCTGTGATAGCGGGGGGCTTGCCAGGTGAGCGGTTGAGGGCTACGATGCCGGGGTGCCCTTGCCACCGAAGCATTCTTCGACCCGCAGACGCCGCAATAAGCCCCTGGTGGCCCCTCGCACTCTGACCGCTGTAGACCCCGATAATACAGTCATTCCGCCGTTTCCGCCACTGCCAAGCGATCGGGTGACGTGGCAGGCTTCGACGTTGCGACACTGGCGAGCGGTGATGCTTTCCCCGATGCGATCCGAGTTCACCGACGCTGATATGGAGGATTTGTATCTTCTGGCAGTGCTATGGGATGACTTCGATTTGGCCGAGACTAGTTCGCAGCGGATACGCCTTTCGGCTGAGATCAGACAGCAGGGGATTCGGTTTGGGCTTTCCCCAATCGATCGTCGTCGGTTGCAGTGGGAGATTAGCCGAGGCGAAGAAGCCGAGGTTCGCACAGAGCGTATAGCGGAGAAGCGGAAGGTTGAAAAGAAGCCGAGTGATTCGGACGATCCTCGTGACTTGCTAACGGGATAGGTGCCCTATGTCGGTGCTGATGGTGCCCGAGAATGAATCGGCACAATCCCGCTTCCCAACACTAGGCCCACAAGTCTGTGACTTTATCGAGGAATATCTCGTTTATGGGCCAGGGGTGCTAAAGGGCGATCCCTACAAGATAGATCCTTGGTTGCGGGCATTACTCTACCGCATATATGAGGTCTTTCCCCAGAATCACCCTCTCGCCGGTAGACGCCGTTTCAAGCTGGTGTGTTTGAGCTTGAAAAAGGGATCGTCTAAGACAGAGATTCAGGCAATCCTAGCCATTACCGAAGCACACCCCGAAGCTCCGGTGCGATGTGATGGGTTCGATGCAGACGGGGAGCCGGTAGGGGTTGGAGTCTCGTATCCGTTCATCCCTATGTTCGCATTTAGCCAGGAGCAGTCGGAGGAATTGGGCTTCTCGGTGGCCCGCACGATTATCGAGGAATCAGACCCGGAGTTCTCTCGACGGTTCGATGTGGGGATGGAACGCATCTTTGTGATGGATGAGTCGGGCCGGGAGAATGGCAAGATTATCCCGGTGGGGAATAGCCCGGCTGCCAGGGATGGGGCACGAACTACCTTCGCCGCTGTCGATGAGACTCACCACTTGGTTCTCCCCCGAGTGAAAAAGGCGGTGATGATATCCCGCCAAAACCTCTTTAAGAGGGCCGGTATATATGGGTCAGGCTGGCAGTTTGAGACTACCACTTCGTTTAGCCCTGGTGAGGGGTCAGTGGCCGAAGATACCGCCAATTATGCGGCTCAGGTTGCGGCTGGAACTGTAGCTGACCCTGGACTCTTCTACTTCCATCGGCAAGCCGATGATGATATGCCATTGGATACCCCGGAGCAAGTGAAGGCTGCGTTGCTAGAAGCAGCCGGACCTACTGCCCTATGGTCATCGGATATCGACGGGCTAGTGTCTCACTGGTTTGAGCCAAATGTAGATCGAGCATGGTATAGACGAGTCTGGCTTAACCAACCGATAGCTGGTGCTGGTCGAGCATTTAGTCGTGCCGAATGGGATGCTTGTCAAGAATCGCTGGAACCACCCGATAAGGGTGAGCTTATCGTCCTCGGATTCGATGGGGCACGCAAGCGGGATGCAACCGCCCTAGTAGCGGTAGACGTGGAACGCAATCATATCTTCACTCTAGATATCTGGGAACGACCTGAATATGCAGAGGATGATTGGGAGGTTCCCGCCGATGAGGTTGATGCTATGGTCGAAATGGCCTTCGAGACGTGGGACGTTTGGCGAATGTACGCTGATCCTCCATTCTGGCAGGACAAGCTTGACCAGTGGGCCGGAGAATATGGTGATAAAAAGGTATTCTCGTGGTGGACGAATCGGCCTCGTCCAATGGCATATGCGCTTCGTAACTTCAAGGAAGCGATGAATACTCAGGCATATACCCATGATGGGAATACCCATTTGGGCCAGCATGTATTCAATTCAATGCGTCAACTACTCACCATTACTGACGACGAAGATCGCCCATGCTGAAATATCCGTAAGGAACGACGGGATTCACCACTCAAAATAGACGGTGCAATGGCAGCAGTATTGGCGTGGGAAGCAGCCGGAGACTGCATAGCAGCCGGTAAGCCTCGATCACGGCGCTCCCGACAACTGGTGACATTCTAATGGCACAAGCAGCCAGAGTATGTATGGAATCCGGTTGTTCACTCATGGTATACGATGGACCAAGATGTTCGATGCACCAACCTGCAAGGCCGCATGGATGGGATACCTCGACCCGCAAAAAGCCGATAGGATGGATGCGGACTAGTCGCAGAGTTATGCGGCGGGATAAATGGCGGTGTGTGGTATGTGGACGAAAGGCTCAGGTAGTAGATCACCTAATACCACAAGCCTTTGGTGGGTCAGATCAAATTGCCAATCTACGAGCAATGTGTCATGCTTGCCACATCAATAAGACTGGTGAAGAATCACGCTTAGGGAAGGAATTGAAGCGGTTGGATGGGTATGAGCGGGAACAGAAGATATCCGAGTTTGTCGAGCATTGGCGGTCCTGATTATGGCTGAATCGGCACAATCTGCGGAATGGTGGCGGGATAGACTGCTTAATAAGTTCCGAGCCGAGATTCCCTGGCGTCGGCACTTTCAAGACGTGTATGAAGCAAGAACGGGTGCTATTCCGGTCATTGAACGATACCGTGAAGCATACCGACGACTTATCGATATGAGTCGGACACCGTGGGGTCGATTGGTTATCGATATCGTTACGGAACGACTCGTGATTCAGGGGTTCCGTGTCGGTGACGATGAAGTGGATACTGATCTATGGTCATTGTTCCGCATGAACGAGATCAATACCATGCAGCATCAAGTCCACCGAGAGGCCGGTGCGATTGGCACCAGTTATGTTTCCGTATGGCCCTCCCAAGATGATGAAAATATCCCTTCGATTAGTTATGAATCGGGTATTTACGTCGTCCATGAAATGACTGCGGGGGATAGACAGACCGTAGCGGCAGCACTTAAGATGTGGGTTGACACCATCGACAACCAGGCTCGATGCAACGTCTATACAGATGAGGCAGTGTATCGGTGGTTCTCCCCCATTAAGGATCTACCCTCAAACCTGTATCTACACCCAGAGCTATACAGCGATCGTAACGAGAATATGAAGTGGGAGTTGCTGGAATCGTTCGATCACCCCTATGGTATAGTGCCGATGGTTCCCTTCGCTACCAACCCGAACTACCTTGGGTATGGGGTTAGCGATCTGTCGGATATCGAGTCTACGCTTAAGCGACTTGAATACCTCACCACTAACGTCCTGCTCGCCGTGGAACTTGGAGCATTGCGGCAACGGTGGGCGACTGGCTTGGAGATTCCTAAGGATGAGAACGGGGAGCCAATCGAGACATTCCAGGTGGCGCTTGACCGGCTATGGCTGAGCCCAGACCCCGATACTAAGTTCGGATCGTTTGAGGCAACTGATGTAAATGGTTACCTGAAAGCGATCTCGGATGGAGTCGGACAACTCTCCGCAGTCTCCCGAATCCCTATGCATTACCTTGTGCAATCAGAGCTTGCTAATCCACCGTCAGCCGAATCGTTTGAGGCGTCAGAGACGGGTCTAATCGCTAAGGTGATGGATCGTCGTGAACCCTACGGTGATTCTTGGGAGACAGTAGCCCGACTTGCTCTTGAGATTGCTGGACGTGAAGTAGCTGATCCAATCCTTGAAGTGGTGTGGCAAGACCCACGATCACGCCATGAAAAGGACGTAATGGCTACGGCGGTGCAGATGCAACAGCTTGGTATCCCTTGGGTTGCGATCATGGAATACATCGGGTATTCGCCTACCGAGATTTCACGGATGCAAGCTCAACGGTCTACCGATCTGTTTGAGCGGCTACTTACTGAGTCGTTCAATCAGCCAGAACAGCCAGCATTGGCTCCGGTTCCCGAGACACCTTAAAAATATTAGAGTAGTTAATGGCAACGATTAGCCCTGCGGTTCTCGATCAATATTCGTCTGCATACCAATCGGCATTCACCCGAATCCAGTTGGCAATGGAGCAGGCGGTACAGCGGGCATGGTTGGGGTTAAATACCCTGTCGGATGAAGATGATTGGACATTGCTCTTTTGGACGATCCTCTCGGGGGGAGCTAATGCGGTTGCCAATCTCGTCACGGGTTATCTGGGTAACCAGCTTGCCTACCTGGGGGTCACTCCGCAGCTAACAGTGCCCGATATAGCTGAGTTCATGGAGGAACAGTTTGGTCACTGGTCAACGTCTCCAATGGTCAAGGCTCGGTGGTTGGTATCCGAAGGAATGGACCCGTTTGATGCCTTTGCGGAATCGGCACTCCATGCGGAGAAGTTAACGACCGCATTTAGTCGTCAAATAGAGCAGGAGACGAAGGATCAACTCTTTGCTGTTTTAGAGTTACAGCCTGTGTGGTATTACGACAATCAACGACCCGATACTCTAATCCCAATGCCTCAGAGTAGTAGAGAGGTAGATGCCCTAGTTGGTCAACTTGACTTTGCTGGATACCGAATGTCAAAGAAAGGTGTCGGTGCCCTGGCGTGGAAGAGAGGGCCGATAGCTGGCCGAACCCCTTGTGGGTGGTGTCAGGTACAGTCGGGGCGACTGCTTAGTGTTCAGTCAAGGGAAAGAGATCGGGGGTGGCATAACTATTGCCGCTGCGTATGGAGGATGGTAAGTCAAGAAGAATCAACCACATGGACTGATCCCTACAAGGATAATTGGAGAGAGATCATTGACCGGAGATACCAGGAGGCAGTGAATGACTGACCAGGGAGCGCCAGACCCCACCGAAACCCCACCACCCGATACGGGTGAAGGTGAAGAGACAGAGATTCAAGACCCGAAGGCAACAGCCGAATTGAACGCCAAATATCGGCGTGAGAATAAGGGGCTTCGCTCTGAGAATAAGCGACTGACCGATGCCTTGTCTCAGGCGGAAGAGGCTCGAATGAGCGATACGGAGAAGGCGATATCTGCTGCCCGCAAAGAGGAACAAGATAAGTTCCAGCGGGAATTGCTGCGGGAACGAGTGATGGGACGAGCGGCATCAAAGTTGACTGACCCCGAAGATGCTGGTAGATATCTGGATTTGGATGGACTTACCCTAGACAATGATGCTATCGATCAAGCAATCGGTGAGTTGATCCAGGCCAGGCCATACCTCGCCGTACAGCCACCACCACAGCGGACCCCGACCACAATCGATCAGGGGAACCGTGGGCCGTCAATAGTTCCAGACGATGCGAGCGATTGGTTGCGGAAACAGGCTCGACGGTGATATAGTTCGGGGAGACGTTGACAGAGTGGCGTAGGTAGCTCAGGCGGCTCCTACACGGGACCAGTTCCCAGGCGGCGGTTCCTCCCACGCATTTACATGATGCAAAGGAGGGCTATATGCCCGCACCGTATGTCATTGACCGTGAATCCAATGCGATGCCTGCGCCAACTGGCGCAGAATCGGGACTCATTCCGGTCGCTTATTCCCGAGATATCATTGAGTCTGCGGTGGCGCAGTCGATGGTTCTCTCGACGTTCCGGCGCATTACGATGCCGACCGGAGTTCAGAACCTTCCCGTTCTCGATGTGCTGCCGGTTGCCAAGTGGGTTACGGGTGAGGTTTCGTCTGCTACCCCCGATGAAGGTGTGAAGCCTGCCACCGAACAGCGGTGGAAGGGTCTTGTTCTCACTGCCGAAGAGATTGCTGCAATCGTGGTCATTCCCGAGGCTGTGCTAGAGGATGCGGCGATCAATCTCTGGAACGAAGTCACCCCCCGACTCGGTGAGGCAATCGGTCTGGCACTCGACCTTGCTGCCTTCCTTGGTACTAACAAGCCTTCTTCGTGGCCCACTGCAATCATTCCCGCTTCTGTAGCCGCTGGCAATGTGGCTGTCGCTGCGGCGGGTGATATGGACGGCTATGACGCTGCCTTTGCTGAGGTCGAAGAGGACGGCTACATGGTGAAGCAGGTCTATGCAGGTATCGGTGAGATGAGTGGGTTCCGTGGTTGGAGCGCCGCTGGCGTTCCGATCTATGTGTCCAGCCTCAAGAACGATTCCTTCGTGGATTCGATCTACGGTCGTCCGGTCAAGTATGATGAGTTCAATGCTCTTGGTACTACCCGTGCAGTTGTGGGCGATCCGAGCATGGCACTGCTTGGTGTCCGAACTGATATCCAATACAAGTTCCTCTACGAGTCCTCGATTGATATCTCCGCTGCTCAGGATGGTAGTGCGATGGTTAATCTGGCTCAGCAGGACTCGGTTGGCCTTCGTGTTCGTGCCCGATTCGCCTTCCAGGTCGCCAATCCGGTTAATCATCGGAACCCGAACGCTGCTACTCGGTATCCGTTCGCTGTTATCAACCCGGCCTGAGTTGGTTATAGGGAGGGGAGTGTTCACCCCGCTCCCCTCCCTATACCGATAGGAGACTGATACATGACTAGCCAACCGTTGTACCGTGAAGCGGTCATTGTCAATGCGTTCATGCATCGACCTACCATTACCAGTCTTGTTCCCGCTACCGCTGTGGTTGGTGGGGCAGACCTTACCCTACAGGTAAATGGGACAAACTTCACTGAGGATACTTATATTCTGTTCAATAACGGAAGAGAGCCTACAACTTTCGTTTCAGCAACGAAGGTTACTACTGGCGTAAAGCCTTCATTGGTCGGTGCCCCAATTGTTGTTCCCGTAAGGGTGAATACGCCAGGTAGTTCGGAATCAAACTCAAAGACATTTACGTTTACTGCTACAGGTATGCAGGCTGTGTCTGCATCTAATACCAAAGCAGAAGTTCAGGATTATCTCGATGAGCAAGGTATTGACTATCCATCTGATGCAACTAAGGCTGATCTACTGGAATTGGCGCAAGGGTGATTGAGTCATTGGTTCGGGTTGATCCGCTCACTGCCCTGGTGGTAGTGATGGGTGATACCGTGCCAGTTATCCAGGTAACCGCTCTCGACTCAAGCGGCGTTGCTGTGTCGCTAGCGGGAATGACGATTTCCTGTGAGGTATTCGACCGTGTGTTGGCGACTGTGGTATCGCTTGATCCCGAGATTGAGCCGGATAGTGAAACCGGAGTTATTCGGGTTCCGTGGGTGGCACCATTTACTGATACTGAACAGCGAGCGGGTTCGGCATTCAAGTTCGTAGACGGTGACGATATTCGGACTCTTCCGGGTCCACCCGTTTCTGTATATGATCCACAAGCTTTGTGGTGTGATCCGGCTATTGTCCATGCTATGACGGGCAACAAGTTCACCGATAGTCAGGTGGTGACGGCCATTCTTCTTGCGGAAGATGTGGTGAGGGCTTGGGTTACTCGTCCGATAACGTCCCCTGTATCGGATAGGGTTCGGTTAGCAGTGGCGCTCCTGGCCTCCCGAGCCCTCACTTCATCGGCTGTGAGTAGTGGTGGTGTTGATGCTGCTCCTGTAGTCGCTGAAACAATTGGTGATTATTCGGTGCGGTATGCTTATCCGGCTGCCGTGGGTTCTGCCATGTTGATTGCTGTCGGTAGTGACATTGCTAATCTGCTGGCACCGTGGCATCCTCCGGCATATGATGTATTCGTGGGTCCAGCGGAGAATGCTGGCCCTTATCCGATTACTGCTGATCCTGGTTATGCTGATTGGTGGGAATGGAGTGCGATAGAATGAGCCAGCAATACAAAGGGTTGATGATCCCTGAATATTCTGACCCTGCGGATGGGCCAATGTCCTTCCAATTGCTTGTTGATTCTGGGCCGATTCCCCGATTCGCTACTGCTGGTGATCGTGATATTGCGATCCCAACGCCAGTGGAAGGTCAGATTGTTTATCGTGCTGACCTAAAGCATACCGAAACCTATAATGGTACGGCGTGGACTTCAATGGCTCTCCCGCTTAGTGGTGGAACTATGACGGGTACGTTGAACATGGCTAGTAATGAAATTCAGAATCTTCCCAATCCGTCTGGGGTAAATCAACCAGTGCCATTGGGATTTGCAGATGCTCGCTATCGTAACCATAGTGAGGCAGTTCCCTATTCGTCAGTTTCGGGCGTTCCTTGGGCCGATTCTGAT